AGCAAATCGCCTTCTCCGAAGTCCTCGCTACAGCTGAAGGGACAGCCACAGAAGTAGGTGATATGGCGGGTCACGGTATCGCTGCTCTGCGTACTCGTCCCTATACCAAGTTCTTTGAGGAACATGGTTTTGTCCTGTCTCTCATCAGCGTCCGGCCTAAAGCTATGTATATGTCACAGGTCAATCGGCACTGGCTGAGGGAAACAAAAGATGACTACTGGCAGAAAGAATATGAGGCGTTCGGGCCCCAAGCGGTCTCGGTCAAAGAGCTCTACGGCGTCCATACCAATGAAACGGACGTTTTCGGCTATGCGGATCGGTTCCGCGAATACCGGGAACACCCATCGTATGTGTCCGGTCTGTTTTCTTCTACGTTCGATGATTGGCACCTGGCGCGGGAGTTCACTGAAGCGCCTTCACTGAATGAGAGCTTCGTTAGCTGTACGCCTACTGACCGGGTTTACGCTGACGCTAACTCTCCTGAGCTGTTCGCGATGGTCAATCATAAACTCATGGCTCGTCGCCTCGTCTCTGGGAGTGCACGCTAATGCGAACCTATAAACGAGAAACCTTTGAGCAGGGGCAATACACGCTCCTCTCGGGAGCTGCTAAACATGAAGTGGAGCTGGTGCCCGGCGATCTCGACTTGTGGGTGGATTTCTATTCCGATCGGGAAGTGGTCTGCTGGCTATACTTTCAGTCCGGTTTGCGCGTCCCATACCGTCGAGGTTATTCGTGCTCTTTCAATCTGCGGCTTAGAGACGTTCTCTCGGTCGTATTGGAGACCGAAAAAACCGCAACGGTTGTAATCGCTGCTCAGTACAAGGAATTGGCGGTAGGTGATAAGTTGGACTACACGCCTATCGTTATCGATCCCCCTCGAGCTGCTCAGCTCGATCTATCTGCGGTGATGCGTCGGGAGGTTGCTGAATACCTTAACAAAATGGGCTATGTGAAACCCGGTGAAACCCTAACTGTCGATGATGAGGATAACTTAGAGGAAGAAGAGGATGAAGAAGGGTTCGGCCCCGGTTACATGGAAGAGGAAGTCCCCCCCACCGCTCCAGTGCGCGGTAGAGGACGAAAGTCTCCAACAGCAAGTGGTGAGGGCGGCTCGGCTAGCTCTGATCCTGGTATCGGTGATAGCGCTGCTGTCGGTGATAAACCTGCTCCTGATAGCCCAAAGCCTAAGTCCTAGTTCCCCATAGTGGGGAGCGTACCGTCCTCTCACCCGGTACGCTTTAGGCCCGTCTCGCGCCCCCCGGCTGGCGAGACGGGCCTTTTTCTTGTGTGTAAGCCAGTATGCCTAACTTGTTCGCATACTGGCTGAGTGACACCGTATTTACAAAAATCGCAAATCACTTCAGACCTATTAAATTCCTCATGCGTTAGGTGGGGGATGGGGGAAAAATGAAATGTCAAACACCAATACAAGTGAAGCATCCAGAGGGCCTGTTGCAGCTCGTATCTTGCGGGCACTGTCTTTATTGCAGTATTCGGAGACAACAGAGTTGGGTTCTCCGGATGATCCTAGAAGCGCGCGAGCACGCGTCAAGCAGCTTTGTTACTCTCACTTACAGCGAGGATATGAGACCGGGCGTGCTGGACTACGAGCACATATCGCTGTTCTTGAAACGCTGGCGAAAGAGTATCGGTCCTGTCCGGTTCTTCTGTGTTGGAGAGTATGGGAAGAGAACCAATCGAGAACACTGGCACCTGATCATGTTCGGCGTCCACCCGTACAGTTCGGGACTACATCTCACCTCGCTATGGCCGCAAGGCTTCTGTCATATCGGGCAAGTAAGCAGGGCGTCTGTCAGCTACGTGGCGCGGTACTCGCTAAAAACTGGCGTCAAAGGGGGTGACTACGTTATGAATTGCTCCCGGCGCCCTGGCCTCGGCCTACAGCCCCTAAAAGACGTTGGCCATTGGCTGGCTAAAAAACACCCCACCTTGCCTGTGCTGCCTACCGTGTGGCGGCTCAAAGATACCTACATCCCGTTAGATCGTTCGTCGCGCCTGGCGCTCGCTGCCGGCTACGACGCTGCCGGGGGCCGGCTGCTATCTGCCGGCCCCCACCCCCTACGTTCGGATCTGGAAGCGCGTTATCCCGAGCTCGTCGGGGATCCGCGCGTTAAAAACTTCCGTCCCGAGCTCCGCTTTCAAGACTGGAAGGATCAAGCTCATGGCACGTTCTAGGCGCTCTAGTGTAACCGTCCAAAGGACGGTTAGCCTTCCGGCTGTTTACCGCACCGTTCGGTTGCCTACGTTTACCGCTCCGGACATATCGTACATTCAGCATGTCACGCGTCAGCTCGACGCTGCTACTGTTCGCGACACTGTTCGTCGCCAGATTAAAGTTACTGTTCCTGTTCGCCGCCCTAAGACCGAGCTCCCTGGAACCCGCTCGTTCCGCCCCGTGGCCTTGTTGGGTCATAAAGATCAAAAAACCCCCAAACAAAAATTGTGCAAGTGCCTCTCTAGTGGGTCGGATCGTCAGCGGGAAGTTTCGAGAAAGTTCTTTCAAAAGTTTGGAGCTCGTCGTTCTGGCGGCGGTTCTGCTCGTCCTCGCGTTCATGCTTGTCCTTGCTAACATAGGAGGAAAAATAAAATGCCTTTCCCTTTCGGCGCTCTGATCGGTGCAGTCGGTTCGCTTGTTGGTTCATCGATCTCTTCGAAGTCGAACGCGTCTGCGACTGCGGCCGCAAATCGGGCCAACATCGCGGCCCAAAAGAAGATCAATCAAAAAAACATAAAAGCTCAGATGGAGGTCAACAAAAACCAAATTCAATGGTTAGTCAGGGATGCCCAGAAGGCTGGTATTCACCCGCTTGCTGCTCTTGGCTCAAGTGTCGCGGGGAACATCGCTGCGCCTATTATGTCAGCACCTACCATACAGGCCCGCTCCGGTGACACTGTTGGTACCGGTATCGCTGCTGCTTCGGCTATGGTCGGCCAGGGAATTGACACCTGGCTGGCTCGTCAAAATACCGCTCTGCAAAATGAAGCTCTGATGCTTCAAAATGCTCAATCGCGCACGATGATTGCGCAATCTCGAGCCGCGGTTAATGGAGCTCCGGTGCTTCAGGCGTTCGGTCTCCCGCTTCAGCGCAATGCGGGTCTGTTCGCGTCCGGCCAGGACGTTCAAAATGAGTATGGCGAGCCCGGTGAATGGGTGATCGGTGCTCCGTCTCTCGCTGAAAGTTTCGGTCGAGCTCTCTCTACGAAGGAAGGTCAAACAAAGGCGCTCAGTGGTATGGGCTTCCCGGCGTCTGTTTCCAATTTCCTGACTAGTGATCCTAAGTCGGCTGTCCTTCAGGCAATCGACTATGCGTTGTCTGTGTATGCGTCTCAGTTAGTCCCTCACTCAAATCATGCGAAAGGAAGATAGGTCATGCGCTTTCGTCGTCGTCGTTCGTTTAAGCGTGGCCGCCGCTCTATGGGGCGCGGTCGCTTTCGCCGTAGGTCGTTCGGACGTAATCGGCGAGCTGGTCGTTTCGGTCGTGTTCCACTCGGGCTGAGGATGTAAAAAATGCAAAGGGCTAAGCACAATCTCTCACACCATCGTCTCGCGTCTTTCGATATGGGTCAGTTGATCCCGGTTGGTTGCGTCGAGGCGCTGCCGGGTGACACATTCCGTCATACCTCGTCTGTTCTGCTTCGGGTCGGTACTCTAGTAAATCCGCTGATGCATCCTGTGTCGGTTCGGGTCCATCATTGGTTCGTGCCTTCGCGTCTGATGTTCGACAATTATTTGAATTATCACGGTGCTTGGGAAGAGTTCATGAATGGCACGTTCACCATCACTGGTTCGGAGGATGGCTATAGTCCTAAGTCCATGCCGTTCACTTCCGGTGTTACTGCGGGGTCGCTGGCGAACCATCTAGGTCTGCCGGTCGGTCTCGGTGGTACGGATGATATGGACGTTAATTTCCTGCCGTTCTGTGCTTATCGGATTATTTGGGACCACGCCTATCGTGACGCTGATCTGTCGGAGAAAGCGAGTATTGCGACGGCGTTCGCGGATTACGACGAGATCAAGCGTATCTGTTGGGAGAAGGATTATTTTACCGCGTGTCGGCCTTATCCGCAGTTCGGTGAAGATACAATCTCGATCCCGTTCCAGTCCGGCCTTCAGGCTCCAATCAAGGGCCTTGGCTTCGTCGATGGTACTCCCACTCTGACCGATGACGATATTCGGGTGACTGGCGGTACTGTCGAAACCTCAAACACTGACGCAATGTCTGACACCAACCACGAGCTCCGCGTGCGCTCGACGGGTACGGCGCCTAATGCCTTCCCTGCTGTTTACGCTGATCTCGCTAATGCAGAAGGAGGCGGTATCGATGTTAACGAGTTTAGGCGCGCTATTGCGCTCCAGAAATTTCTTGAAGCTCGTAGCCGGTTTGGTAGCCGCTACCGCGACTATCTTAGGTACCTGGGCGTCCGGAGTTCTGACGGACGACTCGAAGAGCCCGAGTACCTCGGTGGAGGAAAGCAGCAAATCGCCTTCTCCGAAGTCCTCGCTACAGCTGAAGGGACAGCCACAGAAGTAGGTGATATGGCGGGTCACGGTATCGCTGCTCTGCGTACTCGTCCCTATACCAAGTTCTTTGAGGA